CAAGAACCGCCTGATCAACCTGATCGTAAAGCCCCGGTAAGGGAAAACGATCGGCTCAAATGCGGGAAACCATCAAATTTTTTGGATTTGTGCAAATGTCAAGTACTAAACTTGGAAAAACCGGAAAAGTTTTCTCCGTTTCCCGTGAAGCGCTAACCGCAGCTTTCCAGGAAGGTTTGGAATAGTTCGTTGGAGCTGTGCCAGTCCAGCAGCAAACGGGGGTAGTTGTTGATCCAGTCAATGGCTTTCTGAACAACCTGATCCGGCACGTTGGTAAAGTCTGTGCCCTTCGGAAAGAACCATCTTATCATCTGGTTCTGCTTTTCATTGCTGCCCCGTTCGCCTGGGCAGCTGGGGTGGCAGTAATAGATCTTCGTCCGCTTCTCTTCTGGGTGGAGGAAACTGCGCTCCATGCCCTCACAGTCGGCAAACTCGTGGCCGTTGTCCACGGTGATGCTTTTGAAGATCTCCCGGAACTTCTCTGTGCCCAACTCCATCTCCATGCGATCCAGCCGCCCTACCACGCTGGTTGTGGTCTGATCCTGCATCAGCTTGGCCAACTCGTGCCGGGTGGCACGCTCTGTCATAACGTTCATTGTGCGCTTGGTTTTCTTCTTGCCCTCTACGCTGTCCATCTCCCAATGGCCCGGTTCTTCCCGGCTGTTGATGTGCTCCGGGCGGTGCTCAATGCTGGTTCCAGCGCTGGCCCGCTTCTGGCTGTACACCTTGCAGTACCGGCGCTTCCTGTTTCCCTTGTACCGCAGCTTCTCGTTTGTCAGGGGCCACAGATCCCCGTTCTCGATGTACTTATACACAGTCTGGCGGCATAATGTGCAGGAGAAGGTGGTCTCAGGCGTTTTGCCCAGCATAGAGCAGGCGGCGGAGGGGGAGTACCCCTGTTCACCGATCATGTCCACCAGGAAGGCAGCCAGGGCATGATCGTTGCCGATCTTCAGGGGCTTTTCCCGGTTCCTTTTTCCTTTTTCTCGCATGGCTACGCTCATTTCCGGGGAGTAAACCACCTTGGGCTTCAGTTCGCTGTCCAGAATCTCCACCCGGCCCCGCTTGATCTCGTCGTAAATAGCTTGGTCACTGCACCCAATCCTCCGGGCGATAGCCGGAGCCTTGCACCCCTTTTTCAGCAGTTTTTCTATGGTCAGCATATCATTCCAACTCAGGCGCATGAAGATCCCTCCCGTTATGCGTTTAATGATTAAATCATAGCCGGAATTCCGCCTGTCTGCAAGACGGCAGGTGTTGTGGGCGAGCAGCAAAAATCCCCCCTACATCCTGTGTAGGGGGGATTATTCTTGCCCTAAAAGCCAGTCCGTTGTGACGCCCAGCGCACGGGCCAGTACCGGCAGTTCAAAATCCGGTATGATCCGCTTTCCGGTCTCCATGCGGCTCACGGCCATCTGGCCCACTTGAAGCCCAAGCAGCTGAAGTTTCACCGCCAGTTCCTCCTGGCTCAGGCCCAGCCGCAACCGTGCCTCCCGGATCCGTCGTCCGGACAGGTTGAACTCCTTTTCGTTCATGGGATAGACTCGCATAGTCCAGCCTCCTTCTAATCATCTTTTGCATATTGACGATACCACGGAGGCGTGCTATTCTTTATAAAAAAGATGATTAAAGCTGAGAAAAAGCAAGAGTTCCCAGGGTGGAAAAGTTACTTCCGGTTCAGCTGCTTCGCAATCCGGTAGAGGATCACCGCCAGCTGCTCACGGGTGCAGAAAGAGCGGTACATCTTCTGGCCCTTGTCATTGCCGTTGATGATCCCGTTTTCCTCCGCCCATGCCCGGGCCTCCCGGCTCCACTCGGAGGGAGCGGCGGCTCCCTGGCGCTGCAGCCAGTTGTCCATCAGCTTGTCAAAAGTTGCCTGATCCATTGATGTTTCCTCCTTTCCGTCCTTTGCGGCCTCCAGTCTTTTGTTGACTTCTGCGGCGATCTGGCCGTGGCGGCTGTAAAGCCAGTCGCCGGGGCAGGCTTTTGCCGCAAACCAGCGGTGGACGGTCATGTTCTGCCGGTCTACCTGACCCACGAGGTTTTGATCTCCCTTCCAAAGCAGCTTGGGGATGCCGTTGCGTTGGCAGATGTCCACCAGCAGGTCAATGAGGGACTTGTAGGCCGCGTCGGAGACCGGCCACGGGTCCTTGGCAACGGTGTTCGCCACCTCAATGGTGATAGCCCGGTTGTCGTTGCTGGCGGAGGAGGTACACCACGAACGGTTGGCCTCGTCCACATACAGACCGATGCGCCCATCGCTGCCGATGCCGTAGTTGCTGCTGGCCTGGCGTTCCTTGCTCTGGAACAACTCGCCGCAGCGCTCAACGGACAGGTTCCCGGCCATGCAGTGGATGGAGATGGTGTCGATGGCGTGCTTGCGCTTGCCGGAATGGTTAGGGGACAGCTTGGTGTAGCTGACCAGCGGGCTGTTACTCATTGCCCGCACCTTCTTTCAGCAGGCCGTGGTTCAAATCGTAGACCGCAGCCTCAATGAGCGCGTCGATGCGGTCCTCGTCCAGGGTGATGCCGTGCTCCGCCAGCCAGTTGAGGACGTAGGCTTTCTTCTCCTCGCCGCGCCCGCTGCCACGGTAGATTTGCTCCGCCGCTGCCACGGCGATTTTCACCCAGGCGTTGATCTCCGCCTGCTGCTGGGCCGTGGTCCGGCTCTTGATGTAAGGGATGACCACGGCGGTGATGACGGCAGCCACGAGGGCAGCCGCCGCTTCAATGATGGTCGTAATATCCATGATGTGCTCCTTCCTTTACTCCACGATTTCCCAGTCATCTGCCAGCATATCTGCCTGACTTGCCAACCATCCCATTTGGATGCCGGAAGTGCCGCAGAAAGCAATAGCTTTGTTGCCGATGGCATCGTGTTCTGCGTTGACAATCACGCCCTCCGGGCTCGTATAGCTGATGGCTGATGCCAATTCGATGTACTGGTTTTTCCCGTTCCAGCCTGCCCGCCTGCATTTCTTGCCCTTCTTCATAGCCTCGATAGCCAAACCGAAGTTCATGCCGTCGATGGGGCGGTACGCTTCCTCGAACACGGCCTTTGGGCTAAAGCTCTCGTAGCCGTCCTGGTAGCGAACCGTATAGCCCTCCTCGCAGACCTTGCCCCCCATGCGAATAGCAGGGACCGCCTCAATGATTTTCGTGCCGATATAGGTTTTCATTTCGATTTCCTCCTTTAGCAATCTCGTTCAATTTTCTTCTCCGGCGTGTTGCTCTTGCCGAACACCGCACTGTCGTTGTGCTCAAAGATGTTCTCCACCACCTTGAGGACATTCACGCCCAGGATGGTCTCAATGGCCTGCTTGGACAGGTCCACCACCGGGAATACTTGGCCCAGGCGTACCGTGGCGTACAGAGCGATCAGATAGGAGACCGTCACCCACCCCAGCGCGGCGATCTGCGTTGTCACAAACAGCCGCCGCGTGGTTGTCTTAATGTTCTTCATCTCGTACCGCCTCCAGATGGTCAATACGGTGGTGTGCGGACTTGGTGCTGGCCTCCACAGCAGCCAGACGGCCCTCCACCGCTGTGTTGGTCTTCCGCTGCTCCCGCTGTTCCGTCTTGATCTCGTCCGTGTTGGACTTGATGTACCCCAGCTCTGTCAAAACGGTGCCGAGCTGTTGGCCGCTGTTCCTGTCGTCTTTCCCCTTATTGCGGGAGAAGGTGGCATAACTGATGACCGCACCCAGCACCGTGCATACCAGTCCCACAATGATGTTCCACTCCATTGGTATCACCTGCCTTGTTCCGTTGTTTCTACCAGCATAACAAACCACGCTTTCCCATTTCACCCCCGCAGCGGGGAATATTTTCAACAGGAGGGGTCGTTTATGAGGAAAAAGAAGGCCGCCATTCCGAAGCGGCATCTTGTGGTGGACAGTTCCACCGGCGAGGTGGTCGGCGCTCTTCGCCTGAAAAAGAAGCGCCCTCCCGTCCTGGCCTTTGTCGCCGGTCTGCTCTGCTGTGCCGTTCTGGTCTGCGGGGCTCTCCTGATTCACCAGCACCGTGAATCGCAGCGTCTGCAGCGGGAAGCAGAGGAACGGGAAACGGAGCGGCAGGAAGTGATAAGAAATGCCGATGACTTCCTGGAGGCCAGAAAAAAAGCCTGGGAGGGCGCAAAAGAGGGCGTGGACTACTACGTGGACAGCAATGGACATTGGGTGTATATCCCAGAGGTGGAGAGGGGGGCGGGAAAATGAAAGAGCGTCGGGAAATGATTGTGATTTTAGCAGGCCTTACTATGTGCTCGGCGTGGCCGTTTGGAATTGCGCGACTGCTCTCCGCTTTACATGCCCCATCATGGCTTTCCGGCGGTGCGGGTTGCATTGCCTTTCTGCTTGCTATTTGGGCATACCTGGTACTCCAGAAAATTAACGGTAACGAATGACAAAAGCCCCGGCGGGATTGACCCACCGGGGCTTTCCCTTACGGCTTGTACCGCCGCCAGGGGTTTTTCTTGTCGCTGTCGTACTTGGAGTGGAACAGAGCGTAGGCGTCCTCATAGGAAAGCCCGTCTTCGATCATGACCTCCAGAATGCTGATGATCTCGTCCTGCTTCAGGCTGCCATCGTCGTTGGCCAGATCCGCCTGGGCCTTGAACTCGATCACCTTGTCCGTGCTCACATCGCCGTACTTGTCGAAGTAGTCCGTCCTGGGCGCTCCGATCCGGGCCAGCGTCCGGTTGGTAGCCTCTTCCTTGGCCACGTCCCGGGCCGCCTTCAGGACGGCCACCTGCTCCTTCTGGCTGGCCGTGGTGTCCAGGTTGGCCTCCACCCGCTCCCAGTAGAGCCGCAGGTAGTCCGTCTGGTACTCCACATACTGCACGTCAGACAGCGTGCGGGAGATGCCCTCTCCGTCCTTGATGGTGCTCTGCATCACGGCGGGCAGGTATTCCGTGGTGCCTGCCCGCTCGCACACCTTGTAAACGGCGTCCTGGCTCCGGGTGGTGGTGCCCTCGTCCGCTGCCTTCTGATATTCGGCGATCATGCTCAGCACCGTCTGCCGGGCGCCCCGGGTGTAGGTGGCCTCCGGGTTGTTCTTCGCCAGGGCGTAATACCGGGAGTAGAAGGTTTTCATGCTGTCGTCCATCTTGTAGGTGATGGCCTTCTCCATGTTGCCGCTGTCGCTGTTCTTCGCCTTCTGGCTTGCCTCCGCCTTGCCGTACAGCCAGTTCACCAGGTCGGTGGAGTACTGGTTGTCCTTGATGTAGCTGTTCTGCACACCAAGCGTCAGATCCACGTTCTCACTGCCCACCGGGAACAGGGCCTTCTGGTATTTCCACCAGCCCCCCAGGGTGGCGTTAAAGAAGTAATCCACCTTCTGCGGGCTCACGTTGAAGGCCTGGCCCACCCAGTAGGCGATCTTGCTGGTGCGCTCCGTATACTGATCCTTGGGTTCCAGGTTCTGCAGCCCGCCGGATACGATGGGCCGCCCCAGGAAGTCCCGGTTGGCCATCATGTACGCGCCCACGCCCACAATGCCCAAGCTGCCGATGGCCCCGGAAAAGTCGCCTTTTGCAAGGTCACTGACCACGCTGGGCAGGAAGTTGTCCGTGGCGTAGTCGTAGAACTCGTCAAAGGCGTGCTTGTTCCCGCCCTCGCCGTACTCCATGCACGTCTCAAAGAAACTGGACAGCACCGCCAGCTCCCGGGGCTTGGGGATTGAAAAGTACTTGCCGTTCCCCAGAGGGATATTCCAGTAGCTGTTCTTGGTGTAGTTGGACAGCTGGTGATAGTCCTCCTTGGCTTCCTCGTCGCCGTTGTTCAGAGCGTAGAACAGGACGGCCAGGGCCGCGCTGGCAGCCAGGTAGGCGATTACCCGCCCCCGGACCACCTTGGCCCGCTCCCCGGTGGGGGCGTCGCTGCCGGAGATCCACCGCCGGAACTTGTCCAAACCCTGCACACTGGCGTTGAAGAAGGGCACCACCTTATTGATCTGCCGGGAAATGTCACCGCCCCGGCGGAAGTTCACCGTGACGTCCATTGCCTCGTAGAACGCCTCCTGCGGGTTCATGCCCGCCTGCCGCATCAGCTTGTAGGTGGCGTACCGGGGGCCGGTTTCCACTGTGTCGCTCACAAAGGCGATCCAGTCCAGCGGGTTGGGGTCGAACTTCTTCCCGCTCAGGCTCTTCCGGGCCTTCTTGGCAAGATCCCGGTCGGCGGTGTACGCGCTGGTGTTGCCACCGCCCATCGCCAGAAATTCCTTGTACAGGGGGTCGGCGTTCTCTCCCTTGATTTTGTTCACGTAGGCGCTGCCCATCGAAGAGAATACCTTGGCCGGGTTCCGCACCTTGGAGTACACGAAGAACGTTCCCAGATCCCGGGGGAAGTTGGAGAACAGCGACCAGATGATGTTGTTCCCCGTGATGTTGCCGGTCATAAACCGGCTCACCATTGCGTAGGCGTCCAGGATCCCGTCCAGCTTCTTCTGGCTCATGTTGGTCAGGCTCCGCAGCAGAAGGGGATCGTTGATCTTCCAGAACTCCTGGTTGCCCCCCTTCAGAACGGTGATCACGTCGCCGTGGGCCTTGCCTCTGCCGTACTGGTAGAGCACATCGTCCAGACTGCTGATGATCCCCTCGGCCTCCTGCTTCCCAGTGGGCTGCATGCCGCTCTCTTCGATCCAGTCTGTCAGCTGGGTCTTTACCCCGGTCATGTCAAAGCCCTTCCGCACCACCGGCGTGGGGACCTTCTCCAAAAAGCTGGCGTCGATCCCCAGCCGCTGCGCCTCATCGGTGATCCGGCGCATCACGTTGTTGCGGACGCCGGCGTTCACCATCTTCACGATGTTGGCCACAATGTTGTCCACCGGGTGAACGATGTCCAGCCCGCTGCCGTGGGCCTGCTTAATGGTGCTGGTCTGGTTGGCAAAGCCCCGCTTGGCTCCCTGGCCCCGGCGCTCCGGGCTCACTGCCCGGTTGAAGGGCACGTAGTACTGCCAGCGATCGGCCCAATCATCGGCGGACTGGGCCGACACCAGGCCGGTACCCACGCCCCAGGTTTGCAGAAATTCTTTCTGGAACTGGTAAAGCCGCTCGGAAATCTCCTTGAACTGCGGGTACTGCGCCTCCAGCTGCGCCTGCCGGTTCTCCATCCAGGCGCTGCTGTTCTTCCGGTCGTCGGCGAAGATCCGCATGCCCTCCGCCAGCCGCTCCGGCCCGTGCTTCACCGTCAGATACTCGCCGAACAGGCGGTACTCCTTGGCGTCGCTCAGGTTCAGCCCATGCAGCGCAGCCTTCAGGCCCGGCCCCACATACTGGCCGTTGGCGTCCGTCAGGTCGCCGGTGATGATCTGGCCCGCCATCGCGTCGCTGTAGGCGGCGTTGGTGGCCAGCCGGTAGGTGTTAGCCCCCGTGGCCTTGTCGAATTCGTGAATGCCGTGGTTGCTGTCATACCATGCCTGATACAGAACGTGGGCCTTCTGCTGGATCTTCTCGCCCCATGTGCGGGCGTCCGCGCCGCCCTCCTCCCGGAATCGGATAGAACTGGTAGCTGTGTCGGCGTCCAGGGCATAGTAGGCGTTGATCTCGTCCGCCAGCTGCTCCAGCTGGGCGGCGTCCTTGGGAGAAATGCGGTTCAGGAAGTGCTTGGTAAATTCCGGGTAGTCGATGGCTGCCGTCTCCCGGTTCTGCAAAAACTTGCGGATATACTCCGCAAAGCCCTCGCTGACGTGGGCCTTCGGGGGATAGGCCGCCAGCATCTCCGCCCCCAGCCCGTCGGAAAGTTCCTTCTTCATGGCGGCACTCAGCCCGCTATCCAGAATTCCCCAGCGGTCGTTCAGGGCGTGGCCCAGCTCGTGTGCCGTGGTGGGCAGGTCGTTGGCGATCTTCGTACGGATCCCCTTGCTGCGGTGGTCGTACTGGCCCCGCACGCCCTTGCCCCGGATATGCCCCTTGGTGATGTTCAGGCCGTAGTCGTGGTGGATCTTCTCAATGATGTCCGAAAGCCGCATGGGGGTCTTGCCGCTGTCGCCCACCCGCTGGGCCGTCCACCGCTCCGGATGAGGCGCTGCGTCGGTAGATACATCGTGATCCACCATGTTCTCAACGTCGCCTTCCGCCTCTGCGGAGGAAACAGCCTGTTCGCTGGGCGGATTCAGCTCCGCCATGATCTCGGATTCCCGCACGCGGGCGGAAATCAACTCTTCGGCCCTGGCAAAGGGGGTGTTGATGGTCTGCTCCAGCTTGGAGAGAGAGGCGCGGTTTTCGTTCAGCCTGGTTTCCGTGGCAGCGATCATGCCCTCCAGGCGGCGGGGAATATTTTCAAGCGCCGTAATGGTACCGGCGGCGCTCTGCATATTCACGGTGCCGCGATACTGGGCCTTGCCGCGCAGCAGCATATCTCCCTTGCTGGTAACGTACAGGTCGAAGCCCGCAAAGCTGCCTGCTTTGGTGTTGCTCTCGGCAGCATCGTCGATATTCAGCGCCTTTTTCGCAAGAGCCACAAAAGCCTCTCCTGCGGCCTTTCTCTCCGTGTAGGTCTTACCGCCCAGGACAATGCGGAACTTGTCGCCTGCGGTGTCCTGGCGGCTTGCAAGGTCGCTTCTGTACCGCTCCAGGTATTCCTCGTCCCGCACGATCTCCATCTGTGCCTTGACGATACGCTGTTTCGCTTGGGCCACTTCCTTTGTGTGGGCGCGTTCCAGGTTTTCCAGGTTGGCGATCTTCTCCGATACCTCGAACTGCTCCATGATCAGCGGGTTGTCAGAAGCAATAGCGGAGATTTCCGCAGCGGACAATGCCAGGTCGCCGTCGCCCTCGGCCTCGCGTCCGTTGTACTCACCGGCCATAATCTGGTGAATGAACGTAGCCTTGCGCTTTAGGTTGTCCCATTGGCGGCTGTCAAAGGTCTTTTTGGTGACGTAGGCATATACCGCCACTTCGTCGTTCATGTTGCCCTGGCGAAGGCCTCGGCCCTCGTTCTGTTCCAGGTCGCCGGGGCGGTCGGGGGCGTTCAGCTCATGCAGGGCGGCAATGCGCTTCTGGGCGTTCATGCCTGTACCCATCTTGGAAGTGGAGCCGATCAGCACACGCACCGTGCCGTCGTTTACGTCCTTGAACAGCTTGGCCTTTGCCTCGTCGGTGGCGGCGTCATGGATAAAAGCGATTTCGTTTGCCGGTACGCCCTGGCCCACAAGCAGGTTCTTAATGTCCTCATAGAGGGACACGCCGCGCCCTGCCTCCGCGCCGCCGGGGGTTCCGCGGTCGCAGAAGATCAGCTGCGTACCCTTGTCCGCTTTGGTGTCGTTCCAGATACGGTACACATTTTCCACGCACTTCATGATCTTGCCGCCGTCCTCATAAGGCAGGCTGCCGTCTACCATGCGCTGGGTGTAGCTGATTTTCTTGCCGTCGTCGAAAACTTTGAAAATATGATCTTCGCTGCCGCCCTTACCGGCTCCGCGCAGCGCTTCGGCACGCTGGCCCAGCTCCTCCATGAACTGTTCCTGGAACGGGCTGGGGTCGCACTCCACAACAATGCGCTTCCCGGTTTTCATTTTGGGGATTTTCAGATACGGCAGATCCGCAGCATCAACGATCACGTCGGCAAAGCCCCGGAACATCTGCTGCATTTCGGCAAGGTTCTTGTACTTGGAAAGGCTCTGCTTCAGCTCGTAGCCGTTGCCGCCGGTTTTCATTTTGCGGATTGTAACCACGTCGCCGAACTGATTGGCCCATGCGTCGAAGTTGGTGAGGCCCTTTGCGTCCAGCAGGTCGCCCTGTAGGTAACGCTGCATGGTGTAAAGCTCCACCACGCTGTTCATAACCGGGGTAGCGGTGGCAAACACGATACCGCGTCCACCGTTCAGCCTTTGCAGGTACCGCACCTTCATGTAGAGGTCAAAGGCGCGCTGGCTGCCCTCCTTGTCGCCCAGGTCGGCCACACCCTGCATTTTGGTAGTGTAGAACAGGTTTTTGAAGTTGTGAGCCTCGTCCACGAACAGTGCGTCTACGCCCAGCTGCTCGAAGTCGATGTTATCCACGTCCTTTTTGCCGTCGCCCAGCTTTTTCAGCTTGGCTTCAAAAGACTTCTTGCTGCGTTCCATGTCGCGTATAGAGGGGTCTTTCTTTCCGCTGGCACGCTTGCTCTCCAGAATCGCCATTTCCAGGGCGTCGATCTGCTCCTGGTAGAAAGCCTCCTGGTTATCCTTACTCATGGGTACCATGCCGAACTGCTCGTAGCTCATGATAACCGCGTCGTAGTCGCCGGTGGCGATACGGTTCGCAAACAGCTTGCGGTTGGCCGGGGTAAAGTCTTTATGCTCCAGCACCAGAATTTTGGCGGCGGGGAAATAGGTCAGGAACTCGTTGCCCCATTGAGCTACCAGGTGTTTGGGAACGGTGAACAAGGGCTTTTTCACGATACCCAGCTGGCGCAGCTTCATAGCAGCGGCGGCCATTTCGTAGGTCTTGCCCGCACCTACCCGGTGAGCCAGCAGCGTGTTACCGCCGCTGTTGATAATGCGCTGCACCGCGTTTTTCTGGTGGGGCCGCATTTCCATGTCCGGGTTGCTGCCGTTCACAGTCAAGTGGGAGCCGTCGTACTTGGGGGTAACGGTGTTGTTGAAAACATCGTTGTAGAGGCCACCCAGGTCTGCCCGGCGGGTATCGTCGCTCCAGATCCAGCGCTGGAACTCTGCCAGCACCTTTTCCAGCTTCTCCTGTGCTGCTGCCGTAGCCTGCTTATCCAGGATGCGCTTGTTGTCGCCTGCGCTGCGCCACACGCTGACAGTCTTATTGTTCAGCGCCGCTTCCAGGATGTTGTTTCTGCCGCCTGCAAAAGGATAGTCGGGAGTACCCCAGGTGGAAGTGTTTTCGGGGCGGTTGCGCAGCCATGCGTCGTTGATCTCCACGAAGAACTTACCGACAGGGCGGTTGTACTTCACTTCGATTGCCGGTACCCGCCGTCCCGCTTTCCAGGTCGTACCTGCGCCACCCAGCATTTCACCGGCAAAGGCAGAGTACACGTTGTCGGGTACCCAGGTGGCACCCAGGCGCACCTTGATCTCATCAGCGGGAATGTCGGCAGGGATTACCTTGCGCAGAGCCTCCACATTGCGCTGATAGTCCCGGTCTCCCTCGGCCAGAGCCTCCGCGTCACGCAGCTTGGCGCGCACGTTGCCCGCCAGGTACAGCTCGGCGGCTTCCAGGTCTCCGTTGCGGTTCTTAAAGGCCAGGCCCCGCTCCAGCATTTCCCGGCGCACGTTGTCGGCCTGCTGCCCGGTCAGCTGGGCAATGCGGCCCACGTTCACCGTGCCGGTTTCGTTCATACTGACGATCAGGGCTTCGTCCACGGTGTCCGCATGGGTGACTGTCACGATGGGGGTAACGGTATTTTTGGTGAAGATAGCCGCTTTCTTTGCCTCCCCGGTATCCTGGTTGTACTCCTCCAGAGCCAGGACAAAGGGGCTGTCTGCGTCCTCCTGCACCAGTTTCTTGTTCTTGGGGCTGTTCAGGTACCCGTGCTTTTTAACAAAAGCGTCATACCGGGTGTTCAGCTGCTTACGGGCCTTCGCGATTGCGGGAGTGCCGCCGTCGTCCAGCTGGAGATCCAGCAGGGCGCGGGCTGCGTCGCGGACACCCAGAACGTCGGTCATGCGCTGCACGTCGGCCTGCTTAATGTCTTTGGCCTCCACCAGCTGCCCGCCGTCGTTCTTGTAGAGCTTGCCGCCCTTATTGACCAGAGTACCCTGTTTGCCCTTTCCGGCATTGGCCCGGATCTCGGCCCTGATCTCCTCCTGGGTGGGCTGCGCGGTATAGTCCATCTTGGCCTTGATATGGCCAAAGGCCTTTTCAATCTGCTTTTGCAGACTTACCTTGCTGTCCAGGGGGTCATAGGTGAGGGTCTGGCCGTAGCGGCTGCCGGTGTTCTTTGCCTTGCCCAGCACCATTTCCGGGTGAGCATCAAAGTATTCGTTGACGGCGGCGTAGGGATCACCGCTGCTCCAGCTTCCGTTGTTCAGGTAGTGGGCCTCGGAGATCAGGAAGTCCTCGCCCTTGTAGGCGGTACCGGGTTCCCGCTTCTTGAACACCAGAATATCAGAGATAACGTTGGTACCCGTTCCCTGGAATGCCGTGTTGGGCAGGCGGATTGCACCGATCAAGTCAGCCTGCTTCATGAAGTAGCTGCGGGATGCCTCGCCGGTCGCGTCCAGGGTTTCCCGGCTGGTGATAACGGCCACAATGCCGCCGGGGCGTGCCTTATCCAGGCTCTTGGCAATAAAGTAGTTGTGAATAGATTTCGTGATTGCCGCCGGGTATGTCTTGTCGGCCACACCGAAGTTGCCGAAAGGCACGTTGCCGATAACCACGTCCATGTAGTTGTCGGGGATTTTGGCGGTTTCAAAGCCCTGTACCCGCACGTCTGCGTTGGGGTAGAGGTACTTTGCGATATTGCCGGTGATCTTGTCCAGCTCAACAGCCGTCCAGGATTTCACACCGCTCAGCATATCCGCAGGCATAGCGCCCATGAAGCGGCCCACGCCCGCAGAGGGTTCCAACAGTCTGCCGCCGGTGAAGCCCAGCTTCGCAAGGCCGTTATACATACCCTGGATAATGGCAGGCTCGGTGTAGTATGCGTCCAGGATGGAGCCTTTGGCGGTCTTATACTCGCCGTCATCCAGCAGCTTTTTCAGCTGCTTATACTCCTTGGCCCAGTCCGTTTTCTTCTCGTCGAATACGTCGGGCAGGCCGCCCCAGCCGGTGTACTTCGCCAGGGTCTCCTGCTCCTCGGCGGTGGCCGTGCGGCCCTCGGCCATGATGGCTCGCAGGGTCTTGATCGCGTCGGCGTTGGCCTTATACCGCGCCTTGGGGGTGGTGGGGAGCTTCTGGCCCTTGGCCCCGATCACATAGTTACTGCCTTTGGGCTGTTCCTGGTTGCCCAGGTCTGACTTTTCGGAAATCTGTTCCTCGGTGGTGATAGGTTCCGGGGGTTCCTCGGTTACTTGATCTCCCGATCCTTGCAGGTTGCTTTCCCCGTCTTGATCTCCTTCGGAATTCCGTTCGGGTGCGCTTTGCACGTCACCGTGTACGGAATGTGCTTCTTGCACCCCGCGCACTGCCACGCCGCGTTCTTCGGAATGAAGTCCCACTCCGTTTTGTTCGCCATTGCTTTGTGCCTCCTCCATGTAGATATGCGGGTGGCCGTTCTCGTCCACCGTTACTTTGGTGATGATAAAGTCTGTTTCGCGGGGGAAAAGCGCCTCGCTCTCAAAGTTGTTGCCGAAGCCGTCCAGGTTCCGGGCGCTGCTGCCGCTGATCTCCAGGGTGACGCCCAGTTTGGTGCTGTCGGCCAGCGGGTGGCCGTCGGCCTTGATAGACGTGGACGTATAGGCGCTGTAGGTTACGAAGTTGCCTCCGCTGTGCTGCGCCAGAAAAGCATCGTAGTCCTCCTGTGCGTCAAACACATCATCGAAAGACAGGGTACGGTAAACGGTGCCCTCCACCTTGGGCAGCTTCGCCAGGGCGCTATCCAGCAGAGATACCATGCGTTCCTGAACAGGGGTAAGCTCCACGCCGTCGCGCAGCTTGGCGTTTACCTTGTAGCTCTCGCTGCTCTTATACTCATGTACGGCCCAGGCCTCATCCTCGGTAATGCCGTACTTTTCCATCGTTTCAGCCAGCTTGCGGTTTTTCGCCTCCAGGCCGGCTTCTACGCCGTCTACGCCGGTTACTTCTCCGGGGGCAGTGCGTACACTTCCTCCTTGATGAAGTCCAGGGCTTCGTACTCCCTCAATCCCTGGCGCAGCATATCCGCGTGCCAGTCCAGAAGCTCCTCCGCTTTCTGCTGCAGCGTCGGGATCAGCGTCCCCTCGCTGTGCATCCTGGAGCACATTTTCGGAAGAAACTGCGTCCAGTAGTCCGCCAGCATCCTGCCGTCCGGCCCCAGTTTGTCGTACTGCTCCTTCGTCAGATACTGCTTCCACGCCGCCTGTGCCATTGTTCATGTCCTCCTTTTCAGGATAGAAGTTGCTTCGGGCCACGCTCAGAAGGTCGCTCACCGCTTCCTCCCGGGTGGCGAAAGGCCCACCCTGATAGGCGTTGGCCCGTGCGTCTGTCACATAGCCCCCCGTGCCCTTGGCCCGGTCGATACTCACCCGGTAGCCGTCCGCTGTCTGGGTGATGGAGTAGCGGATCCCGTCCGCCACTGCCATGTTGTGCCCGTCCAGCCGCTGGGCGAGGGAATCATAGCCGCTCTGGTTTTCTCCAGTATAGCCGTTTTCCTCGGAAAGGGCAAGAGCCGCGCCCTCTTGGGCCGGTGTGGCGTCCGCTTGCCCGGCAAGATACGCCGCCTGAGCCTGGGGTCCGGTGATCCCCGGCAGGCTGTTCAGGATCTCCGCCCGGCTGCCGCCCTTCTTTCCGGCGCTGTAGGCCTTCATCATGCCCGCGATATAGCCCTCCGCGTCCTGTCCGGGGCTGTACATGCTGGTCAGGGCCGTGGCTCCCGCCTTGTCCATCGTCTTGGCAAAGTCCGCCACCGCCTGGGCGTTGCGCTCCTCCTGGCTCTGCGGGGCAGTTGCGGCCTCGCTGGCGGGCAGCGGCAGGGCTGGGGTATCCGCGCCCGCCGGAGCGGCGGAAGCGTCCCCCAGAAGGCTTGCAAGGGCTCCGCTGCGGATTCCTTCCTCCACTGCCGCCTGGTTGAAGATGCTCCCGTCAGTAAAGGGCCGGGTGATCTCCTCCGGCGTGGGAGCCGGGGCGGAAACCTCCGCCGGGGTATCTGTCTGTCCCTGCTGCAGGGCGGTCAGGCTCCGGATCGTGGCCTTTACCTGGGCAAGGGGTGCGTCCGTGTCGATGTGCTGCCCCGTGGCCGTCTCCAGTACGGAGATGGCCGCCGGGCTCCGGGCCAGCCGCCCGGCGTCGTTGCCGCTGATCTCTGCGCCGCTGAGAACCGCCTCCACAGCAGGGGCCAGCGTGGTCGCCTGCTGCTCCGTGGCTCCTGCGGCGATCAGCTGCTCCGCCACAGTTCCGGCGGCTCCCGCTGCCGGTGCCGTTCCTCCGGGCACTGCCGGGGTGCTTTCCGGTACAGTGGGCCCGGTGGGGACCTGGCCTCCGGTGGTGGAAAGCCCCTGCTCCACAGCGGCGCTCATCAGCTGCTTCAGCTCCTCGTCCGCCATGCTCTGGCCTCCCGCTGCTGCTGCACCGCTCCCGGGCAGAATGTTCCCAGGGGCCGTGGCCGCCTTGGCGTTGGCAAAGCCCGTGGCGTACTGCTGCATGGCCGCCTCAATGGTGTCCAGGGCTCCGTTCAGGCTGTTCACCGTGCTCTGCTGTCCCGCCATGTAGTAGCGGTTCAGGCTGCTGCGGGTCTCCTGGGTAAAGCCGATGATGAAGTCAGCCATCTCCGCCCGCTCTGCCGGGGTCATGCCGTTCCAGTTCTGGGAGAGATAGGCGTACCGCTCCTGCAGCATGGCCACAGCAGCCTCCATCTTGGCCTTGTTGGCCGTGGTGGTCTGGTAGGTGGAGATACCGGACTGCAGCAGGGAGAGTGCGAAGGCCGTCGCCAGCTGCGTGGCCATCTCCTCCTGGCTGGGCTTATTCTCGCTCAGGGCGTATTCCGTGCCGATGTTGGCCCAGGCGGAGGCGGTGGAACTGGTGGTAGCCCGCACGAATTCCCCGAAGGGGGTCATCAGGCCCTTGTTGCGCAGCAGCGTGGCGATGCCCGTACTGGTCAGGCCCTCCGCAAGACCGCCCGCAAGGCCTGCCGCCCCGCTGATTCCAATGCCCTTGGCATAGTCTCCACCGCTCATCAGCCCCGTGGCCACGCCGCCTGCGTTCTGTACTGCGTCCGTGGCGGCAAAGGTCAGGGCGTTAGCGGCCATTCTTGTCACCAGCGGGCTCACGTTCAGCGCCACCTGGCTGCCGCCGATGGTGATGCCGCCCCGCAGGGCGGCGGCTCCAGCGTTCACTCCGGCTCCGATGCCGCTGCCCAGGCCGTAGGCCAGGGCCAGATTGCCGCCCACAGCGCCAGCACCGTAGGCGTAGGGGTGCTCCTTCTGGGCCGCCTGGCCCTCCTGCAGCATGCCTGTATACCACTCCCGGTTCCGCTTGGCCGCCTCATCGTTTCCCGTCAGCTTGGAGGCCCCCGCCCCCAGCGCGGCGGACACGGAGGAAAGCCCCGTGCCGTTCAATGCGCCCAGGGCCACTGCCTCAATGCCGGTGTAGCTCTTGTCCACCGTCATGTTCAGGTAGTCGTAGGCCGCGTCCTTGCCCTCCGTGGCGTAGATGTAGTTGAAGGTCTTCACCGTGTCCTCCGGCAAGTCCTTCCAGTGGTCGTGGGTGGTGGCATACAGGGTGTTAGGACCGCCCAGATCGTTCAGCCCCTGCATGCTCTGGGCGTCCTTGTCCCCGTTGATGTAATCGTAGAAAACATCTTCGTATCCGGTGTCGGTGTAGGTGCCCGTCCAGGCGTTAAATTTGGCTTCGCCCCGCTTGGTGGTCTTGTACTGGCTCTTCTCGGCAAAGTCCTCCGCCTGTGGCGCCGCCTGCCAGCGCAGTACCTTCTGGTTCAGATCATAGGCGTCCCGGTCGGCGAAGCTGTCCCAGTATTCCTGCTCTTTGCTAAGATCGCTCCGGGCGGAGGACAGGTAAGTGCCGTACTGATCCAGCGCCCCCAGCGCCTCCTGCAGCTGCTTGGGGTCGTATCGGTCGGCGTTGTCCTGGAAGAACGTGCGGTAGGTGTTGGCCCGGTTTTGCAGCACCGCAAGGCTTGCGTCCGCATCGCTGCGGTACCGGCCGAAATCCTTGCCGCTCTGATACTTCCCCTGGCGGCTGCTGTACTCCCGGCTTAACCGGTCGGAGAGGCTGCCCACATCGCTGATCCAGGAGGAGAAGCCCTGGGCCTTGTCCGCCTCATAGCTGCCGCTGCCGCCGTAGGCGTCCTTGCCGTACTGCCGGTCGATCACCGCCCGGCGCTCCGCCGCCTTCTGCCGGATAAAGTTGCTGGAGCGGGTGACGGTGCCGTCCTCGCTCTTGCCCAGAGGGGTCTTGTCGCTGCGCTGGATCTGCTCGTCCTTTTTCCGGGCCGCCGTCCGCTGCTTCAGAAATTCACTTGCGTTGGCCATGAAAGCCCCTCCTTACTTCGTCTTCTTGTTGGTATTCCAGCGGTAGCTGTAGGTGTTGGTGGACTTGTCGTAGCTTTCGATCACTTTGCCGCTGTCAATGTAGTCCTGCACTTCCTGATAGGAGAAGCGCCCGTGGCCGGGAATGTCGACCCAGCTGTCCCCATGCCGGTTGGAGATGGAAGCGTCACTCCCCGTATCCTCCGTGCCCCCGTCGTCATAGGGCTGGCCGTAGTAATACTCGTAAGCTGCCCGGGTGGTGTCGTTCACAATGCCGTTCTCCAGGGCGTTCAGGGTCTGGGCCGCCGTCAGGGTGGGCTTGCCGCTGCTCTTGGATCCGGAACTGGAGCCGCTTCTGCTGCCGGATCCGCTGCTCTTCCGAGCTGCCGACGCCTGCTGCTGTGCATCCTGCTTGGCGTAATAGTTTTCTTGGGCAATAAGCTCGGAAGTGGTCAGCCCGGACGCCGCAATAAGGCCCTGGTCGAGATTGCCAATCTTGCCGCCGGCAGCCAGGTATGCCGCAATGCGGTCACGCGCAGCAGACTTCTGATTTTCAGCTTGAGTATTGCCGTACTGCTCACGCTCCCAGGCGGTTTCGTCAGCATACCGCTTATCTTCGACGGAATCACGATAGGCACCATACTGGAAGTTCCGGTCCGTGTTCCACTGGCTGAGATCGTCCAGATACTTGCCGTAATCGTCCTTGCCCAACTGGCGGTACATATTGGCCTTATCCAGAAGGTCGCTCCGGTCGCTGGAATACATCTGCCGCGCAACGTCCTCCAACTGGCTCATGAACTGGTTGTACTGCTGCTGGGCGGCGGTGGTAGCGTAGGAGCTTGCAAGGCCCCCGGTGCGGCTGCTGATCTGCCCAAGCACGTCCTGCATGCTCATCTGCCCCTGCAAGCCGTAGCGGTCTGCCAGGGCCTTGTACTGGTCGCCCTGCGTCCAGTCCTCGTAGTTCATGGACGCAAGCTCATTGGCAACCTGGTTCAGGAGGTTATCCCACTGGGACCCCTGCCACTCCGGCGCGGAGCTGCCGCCGCCAATGCCGCTCTGCCCAAGCTGGGAGAGAATGGTTTCCAGGTCAACGCTCTGCTGCTGGTTTCCGATGGGCCTGCCGAGAACGTCAACATTCGGGCCGCCGCCGTTGTACCAGAGGTTGAGAAAGTTTTGCTGCGCCTTGCTCGGGTCATTGGAGCCAAGACCCCATTCCTTGCGTCTGGCGTCCACAGCGGAAAGCGCAAGCAGGTCCGTCACGTAGCCCCGCTTGTCGATGGTGTAGCCGTAGCCGCTACGAATCTGGTTTGCAAGCTGGTTTGCCTCGTCGCCGGTGATCTCGCCCCGCTGGAGCCGGTTGCGGATCTCCTGGATCTTCCAGAAGTCGCTGCCCTGCTTGTCGCCCATCATTTCCCGGTCAGTCCACGCGCCGTTTTTCCCATAGCTGCCGTTCCCGGCGTTGATGTCCTGATGAGGTGTGTAATCCGCCACACCCTTGACTGCCTTTCTCGCGTAGCCGTTCTCGTCATAGAAAACGGTGTAACCATTGGAGATTGCCACCTGCCCAGCGAGGTCAGGACGGCGGGCCATGTTTGCGCCAACCTGGTATGTAACGCCGCCCTGCTTGTAGTTCTTCACATCGCTGTTGATGGTGGGGATGCCGTAAATGCCGCCGCTGTCCTGGGTATAGTCGATGCCGTTGAAATGCAGGCCGTTGTTCTGATTTCTCCCGCCGGAGGATCCGCCGGAAGAACCAGAGGAAGATCCTCTGTCTTTGGAATTGTATTCATTGCCGTACCTGCCGCCGGAATAACCGGCACTGTTACGGATACTCTCCGCCTGGTTGTGGGCGTCTGCCCAGGACATTTCGCCCCGCTGCGCCTTGGATGTTACATCCGCAATGCGGTCCTGGTCCTTCTTGGATAGATTTTCCTTGTCGTATTTAGAAACTGCCATTCTCTTAACCTCCGTTCTTCTGCTCCAGGGCCGTTACCCGGGCCTCCAGACTGTCCATCCGGGTGCTCAGTGCGTCTACACTGCCCAGCAGACTGTTCACCTGCCCCTGCAGCGTGGTCACGTTTCCGCTCAGCCCGTTCACCGTGCTCTGCAGGGCCGAGAGACTGTTGCTCGTGGCCGTAAGCAGCACATACATTTCCGCGCTGCTTACTCCGGCAAGTGATACGGTCTTGGTCATATTCCGCATGGCGAACTCCATGCGCTCTCCCATGTAGCGGATGTAATTTTCGATGATAGACAGGCTTCCCGGAACATCGTCCGCGCTCAACTTGTCCATATTCTCCGGGAAAACGGCCATTACACATCACTCCCAACAGAAAACTCCCGCAGCATGGAAAGGATCGTACACGGCCCCTTGCCCTGCAGCCGGATTTCAAATTTGTCGCAGCGGTTCAGGGCAATCCGCAGGGGGACCACGTCCCCTTCCCGGCCTACCACCTTGCCGCAGCTCCGCCAGGGCTTCCCATCGCACCGCACCTCTGCCGTCAGGTAGCTCCCGCGGGGCAGTTCTACCCGCAGCAGCAGCCGGGAATAGGTCTTCCGTCCCTGAACCGTTTCATAGAAGGGCGTGAACTGGGCCAACCACTCCAGCCCCGCCTCGTCCTTGCCGCTGTCCGCCAGCCATACGCTTCCGTTCCCATCCATGAAATACATGTCCTTGCCGATCCGGGCGAAGTCCACTGCCTTTGTGGCGTCCTCCTTCACCCAGATTCCCGCCCGGGTCTCATAGACCAGGAAATGATGGAAGCTCCCTTCCTTCACGCACAGGTAGTAGGTGTCGCCGTCGCTACCGCCAACCGCCTCCGTAAAGCGCCTCTCTCCGAAGTTGGCCGAAATCAGGGAGGGCGTGCCGCCGCTGTAGGCGTACACCCCGTGCAGCCCCATGTAGAACAGTACCTCATTGATCACCTGCAGGCTCTTGTGGCACCCCGCCTGCAGCCCCTCAATGTCGTAGGTGTACAGGCTGTATTCCGAGGGATAGCCGCCCAGGATTTTGTGCAGCTTCGTCTCCTTCCAGAAAAGAACGCTGCTGGTCAGCTTGCAGCACCCGGTGAAATCCCCCTCCGTGCCCACCGCCAGGGCGTAGCTGTCTGTGCTCAGCCCCTCGAACACGTTGAAGTTGGTGGGGTCGCCCATGCTGCTGGCGTAAATTGTCTGTGCCTCGTTGCTGCACCCCCACAGCCGGTTCTCACTCTCGCAGATGAAGTCCATGTCTGGCACTTTCCGCTCCAGCTTGATGGCTGTGCTCTCCTCCGTGGCGGCTGTGAATACCTTGTCCTGCACAGTGATGGTGTCCGCCGTCAGGCTCTTGATCACAATGTCCTTGTTGTTCTTGGCCTCCGTGGTGCAGCCGGACAGGGTAATGGCGTCCCCGACGGCAAACCGCTCCGTCAGGTCGCCCCAGCCTGTCACCTTCATGGTGCTGGTGGTAAACACGGCCTTGCTCCCTGTCACCGTGGCCGCCAGCGGCTTCACCGTCCGGGTCTTCATGTCCAGGTATACCTTGTCCGGCCAGATGACCATCTTTGTGTTCACCACGGCGAACTGCTTCGCCCCGGCGGTAACGGTGCCCACAACGGCCCCGTCGTACAGCAGGTTCGTGCCCTCCACCGCCACCAGCTTTCCCCAGGCCGTCAGGGCCGTGCCCCCGGCGTAGTAGTCCGTGTCGTTTTTCTTCTGCTTGGCCCGCCCGTGCCGGGTAGTCAGATAGGGGTACCGCCGGGCGGACAGGTTCACGCTGTCCCGCAGATCCCCGTCCTGCAGCTGATCAGACCAGTTGATTCCCTGCATGGTCACAATCTCGCTTTTGCTCTTGCTGATGTTGTACTGGATTTCCGGCAACCGCATCTCACATCACCTGCCACTTCCACCGGATCTTGGGGCGGTGCACCCGCCGGTACCAGGCCTGGGCCTCCTTCAGCGCCGTGTCGTACACCGCCAGATCATTGGCGTACAGGCTCATCTCCTGGTTGTAGTAGTCGATCTTGCAGATGAGATACAGCTGGTAGATCTCCTCGTGGGGTGCGCCCATCAGCAACTGCGTGTCGATCTCCGGCCAGCTGTTTACCGTCGGCTCCTCACCGAACATCTCCGCCAGCTGCCCGTCCAGGTCATAAATCCACGCCGCCTTCTGCTCGTCGCTCACCGTGTTCATGCGCAGGGCGTCCGCCCGTTTCATGGCCTCCCGTACTGTCATGGGTTCATGCTCCTTTCTCCGCCTTCGCCAGGGCCTCTGTGCCCCCTTGCAAGGCCATCTCCCGCCGTTGGGAGAGGGAGGGGGAACACCCGTCCCCCTCGTACTCCTCAACGCCGTGCAGGGCCAGCAGCGCCGCTTGCTCCTCCACAATGGAAAGGGCCTCCCGCAGCTGCCGCATCAGCCATGCCGCCAGTTCCGTATTGCTCATGCCGTCACCTCCGTCCAGCCGTATACCCCCGGCTCCCATACGTTGGAATCTGCCGTGGAAGTCCAGTGCTTTCCGCTGTGGCTTACCTTGTCGCCCTTGGAATAGGCGTCATGGGCCCCCACCGGCTGGCTCCATTCGGGCCATTCCTCCGCCGGGTCATTCGTCTTGCTCCACAGGCTGGCGGCGGTGTCCGGCGTCCAGTCCGCCTGGGACGTGTGGGCCTGGACGCATTTGTAAAGCATCCCCTGGTACCGGCGGATCTGCCCAACCGTGTAAGCAATAGGGTAGGCCCATTCCGCAAACAGCTCCGCGTGCTCCGCCGCCGTTTCGCCGTCAATGCTGCCCGCCTCCGCCAGCGTCACGAAGGCAACGGACGTCGCCGCCTTCACGCTCTCCATTGAGGCCGCCAGCCCCGGCGTTCTGTCCACGTACCGGTAGTGCCCCTCAATGGTGTACCAGTCGTAGCACCGTCCCTCTCCGTCCTCGTCACTCCGGTGATGCTCCGTCACCCGGAAGTGATCCACAATGTCCCCGTCCGGGAACTCCCGGCGGATCTCCGTTTCTCCCGTCAGGGCGCTGTGGGCACCGCCCACGGTCAGCAGGGTCTCTGCTGTCACGCCGTCCCGGGTCGTGCTTCCAAAGATGTAGTCCATCTGGCCCGCTCCTTTCTCCACCAGGCCCGCACAACGGCCTTCAGCCGCCGCTGGGTCTTTGGTTTTACCATTCTCGCGTACAGCGCCGCGCTCCGGCAGTGCCGCAGCTGGCCCAGCCGGGACAGCAGGCCCACCGCAAGGCTCAGGGGAATCGCCGCCCCGCGCCGCCATTTTCGGTAGCAGCTCCGCAGCTGCCGTCCCAGCCGTAGAAGGTTCCGCTTCCGCAGCAGGGTGTACCCGTGCCCGTAGCGGTAACCAAGGGCGGAGGGTAGCCGATCTGCTGTGGGGAACTTCTGCCAGTTGTCCTTCAGCGTAAGGCCGTGGGAGCGCAGCCACCCATCCACCAGGCGGATCGCCCGGCTCAGGGCCCGTTTGCTCCGGGCGAACAGCGTGAAGTTGTCCATGTACCGCAGGTAGTGCCTCACGGCAAGGCCGCTCTTCCGCAGAGCGTGATCCAGCGGCTGCAGCACCGTGTTGGCAAACCATTGGCTGCAATAGGCCCCGATCTGGATTCCCTCCCGGGTGATCCGCTCAACGAGATCCAGCACCCGCCGGTCTTTGATCAGCTCCTTCATGCGCTCCAGCACCACAGCGGGGGACAGGCAGTCGTAAAAGTGGTGAATATCCAGCTCGGCGCACCACTTTGTGCCCTTCCGGTCGTTCCGGTTCCACTTCTTCAGGGCCTTCATGCCGTAGTGGATCCCCCGGCCCCGGATTGACCCGCAGCAGAAGGGATCCATTCCCCGCATCAGGGCTGGCTGAATCGCCTGAATCAGCGCGTGGTGGATATACTGGTCGGGCCACAGCTTCGGCTCGTGAATGTCCCGCCACTTCCCGGCGCTCTTGTCCCAGCGCCGTTTCAGGGCGGCAGGGGAGGGGATAAATCCCTCTTCGATGATGGCCCGCAGCTCCCGCACCCGTGCGTCCGGGTCCTGCTCCACCCAGACAACCGTCCGGTTGGGCCTGTGCCGTGGGTTCCAGCGGTGGGTCCGATTGACTTCTTCGATTGCCATTTTTAAGTTTTCATCGCTGATGAGAATGGGGTAAATGTTTCCGATTCGTTTCATGGGATGTAAATTCTCCTTGTTGCCTCACGGTGGTTCCCTCGCTCCCTTGCGGGAGGGTACTAAACCGTGTCCCTTCGGCAGAATCTTCACCAAGAGGTGTGCGGCTATCTCACCCATCTATGTAAAGCCTGGGAGGGCCTTACGGCGAAGTGTGCGGGCCAGCCTGGGCCCATTGGAGAGGAGACGGCAGCCGATGTTCGAGTTCGAATTCGACGCAGTGTAATTGCCGTTGAGGTAGAAAGCGCCGTGGTTCTGGTTCTGGTTGTAGTTAGCACCGACGTAGAGCACAACCCCGCTGGAGTTGTAGTTGCAGTAGTCGCCATGAGAACCGGAAACCGAAGAGAAACACCGGACTACTGGTGAGATAGTCCCAAAGTTGTAGGTTTCGGTGGAATGCAAGGGGAGGGGGCTGCGGCCCCCGTCCCCCTGCACCCCTTCCCCTTAGGGGAGTTTTTGGAGACGGCAGCCGACGTTCGAGTACGAATTCGACGCAGTGCAATCGCCGCTGAGGTAGAAAGCGCCGTAGTTCTGGTCCTGGCTGCAGTTAGCACCGACGCAGAGCACAACCCCGCTGGAGTTGTAGTCGCAGTAGTCGCATACATACGTATTCTCCGTACCGTTGACCGCATTGGGGTACAATGCGTATTCAAAGCCGGAAGCCGTGGGGTTCGTCCACCCGGAGATATAGCCGCTGCCCGTAGCGCGGGTGCCGACCAACGTACCGTTGCCCGTATCGCTGAACTGCGCCGGGTTCTTGATGCAGTAGACATTTGCACCGGAGAAACGGATGCCGTCGCACCAGTCATACACGTTGTCAATCAGGCCTTCAACGTTTCTGTACTGAACACAACCATAGGTGGTGCGGCTGGCTGCGGTAGTGCCGGTGTGGTACTTCATGGCGTCCGTGGCGCCCATGTTGAATTTGCTCCCGCTCGGAGAACAGCCGTAGCCGATGGTTTTCTGACTGTTCCAGTCTGCGAACTCCACCAGGTACAGCATCATGATCGTCCAGTACATGGCGAAGTCATACTGCCAGTATGCAGCGCCCAGATTGTGAATGTTGGTTCGGGCCTGTGCGCGGGTCATGTTGCCAAGAGGCTGACTGCCTGCTTGGCTCTTATAGCTGCCGTTGCAGTGATACCGGCCAACATACACGTAGTCCCGCTCGCCCTTGCCGTCACCTCGGTCGGCGTGGGCCGGGGACACATGGAAACCGTCCACAGCGGCATCCGCGATCTGCAGCTTCATGGTGCTGCCGCTGCGAATCCAGCGGTACCAGTATTTGGGGATCTTCACCAGTACACCGGCGGTGGCGTCCGTCTCCTTCACCATGCCCGCCCACGGCATCTTGCCGTCGAAGGGGGAGCTGCCCGTGCCGTTGTTCACAGCAGGGGAGGGGTTCACAAACCCGGCGGAATCGTCCGTCCGGCTCCACAGTGTTGTGGCCGTGCCGTCCCACTGGACGCCGTAAATGCTCACGAAGGAACATTTCACGGAGCACGTTTTGCTGGCCGGTGCTGTGTGGTTGGCATCGCCCGCCACGCTCACGGTGATGACCGCCGTGCCGCTCTTGTTGCCCACGCTTGCCACCGTCACGGTGTTGCCGCTCCGGGTGGCGGAGGCGATGGCCGTGTTGTTATTGCTCACACTGATCGTACCGCTGCTGTTGGTGGTGAGGGTGAAGGTGCCGCTGGTGGTTCCCGGCTGCAAGGTCATGCTGTACTTGGAGAGGGTCAGCGTACCTGCCGCCTTGCCGATGGTCCACGCCACCGCCCGGGGTGCGGTAGAGCCGTCAGGCCAACAGTACAGCGCCGTGTTCTTGATGGTAAAGGTGGCGTTGTAGCTGCCCGCGTTCGTGCCGGAGGTAACGCCGCCCAGCGTCATTTTTCCGGTATCGTAGTTGGCCCACGCAGGGGACTGCACCCCGCCGGTGTAGGTCAGTGTACCGCTCTGGGAGGGAACCGTCAGCGCCGTCTTGGTCACCGTCACCGCCTGCCGCGCCGTCTTGGTCACGCCGTTCTCGGTATACTGCACCGTCACATAGGTCCGGCCAGCCTCCAGCGCCCCGCTGGGGTCCACCGCCCAGCCCGTCACCACAATGTCCTTGGCGATGATGACCGTGCCGTTGGTGTAGTTGGCCTTCACCACCATGCCCGCCGGGTTGAATACCTCACCCGCCTTGTACGCCAGCTTCGTAGCCGGGGTGGCAATAGCGATGCTGTCCAGATACAGGCTGTTGGGGGCGTCCACCGCCACAGCGTTGCCCTTGGCGTCAAATCCAACGAACTGCCCGGCGCTGCCTGTCAGCTTGTTCTGCTTCAGATCCAGCGCCGCCTGCTGCTTGGCGGATACCGGCTTGTTGGCGTCGCTGGTGTTGTTCACATTCCCCAGCCCCACCTGGTCTTTGGTCACACCGTGGGGGTTTCTCTTGTTCCCCGTGTGGTCGTCCAGATTGCTCTGTACTGCCGCAGCCGCCCCGGCAGCCTCCTTCCCGGCAATGGCCTGCCGCAGATCCTTATGGGCGTTGCTGCTCTGGTTGTGGGTACTCACATACCCCTGAGCCTCCAGCTTGGTGGCAAAGTCCCCTCCGGCGGCGGCCTCCGCCTGCTTGGCCCAGTATCTGGCGTTGTCGGTGTCCTCGCCCTGTCGGGTGCCGGTGCCGCCCACCGCCCAGCTTTCCGCAGCGTCGGCGCTCGCAGCGGCCTCCGCCTGAGAAGCCGCTGCGGCGGCCTTGCAAGCCTCTGCATTGGCTGCGCTGCCCGCCGCCCCATCGGCGTAGCCCTTGGCCGCCGCCTCGCTTCCTGTGGCTCCTCGGGCACTCTCTGCGGCGCTGTCAGCGCTTACCGCTGCTGCCTGGGCTGATCCTGCCGCTGCGCTCTGGGCGCTTTCCGCTTTCCCTTGGGCGGTCTGGGCGGCCTCTTGGGCATTTTCCGCCGCCGTCTGGGCGCTTCCGGCTGCCATCTGCGCTGTCTGGGCCGCTGCCTGGGCAATCTCGGCCTTGCTCTGGGCTGCCGCCGCCTGACTGGCAGAAGAAGCTGCCGCTGCCTGGCTGGTAGCCGCTGCGTTGGCGGAACCGGCGGCTGCCGCTTCACTGGCTGCGGCCTTCTGTTCGCTCTCCGCTGCGGCGGCCCCGGCGGCCTTGGCTTCCACGATCCCGGCCTTGATGTTCTCAATCTCCGCCTGGAACTGCTCCGCCTGGGTAGGGGTGATGTCCCCGCCCACCTCCGCGTCCTTGCTCCAGTCGCTCTCCATCACCGTAAATCGGGCAGTGGTGGTCAGGGTGGCCGTGGTCTCCTGGCTGCCGGATACCGTGGCCCCTTTGATGGTCATCAGCATCTGACCCGCCACCGCCTTGGGCGCTGCCGGAATGGGAACCAGATAGACCTCGCTCTCTCCCTTGGCCAACATATCCGTGGTCAGGGCGGTAATGGTGGGGTTCTCACCGTTGGCGTCGTACCACACGATGCTCCGGGCCGTCCCGGCCCACATGGGGCCGAAGGTTAGCCGCAGGGCTACGTCGTCATGGCTGCCAGCGGCCCCCACCGGAACGCCGTCCCCCCGGACGTACTCGTCCGATACCTGGAGCGGGATCACTCTCCGATACATAAGATTCCTCCTCTCATGGGATTAAAAAAGGCGCAGAGGGAACGTCGAAACGCTCTCTCTGCGCCGTGTCGCAAAGAACCTGCTGCGAAAACAGGCAAGGGTACCGCGGTAAATATGCATTTGTCCGGGTGCTCTTACACGTTGTGGGCAGCCGCCTCCGCCGCGAAGGTGGTGCTCTTCTGCTCGATCAGGTTGGCCGTGGCCGTGTCCTGCTGGGCGCTCTGCTCCAGCACCAGGGCGAACTTTCTGGGGATCTCCACGTTCTCGCCCCGCTTGATCAGCAGGCGCTCACCGTTTACGCAGACGTACACGTCGTCCTTGTAACGGTCATTGTCCTTGAACAGCCGGATCGGAACCTTCTCCTCCAGCCGGGCCTTTTCCTTGGCCTCGGCCTCCGCTTTGGCTGCCAGGGCTTCCTGGTGCAGCTCCTCCGGGGTCTTCACCGGGGTCTCCTCCAGCGCGGGCTGTCCCTCTGTTGACGGGGCTGCGGCATTCTCGGCGGCGGTCATAGCTGCCTCCTCAGCGATCTTCTTCGTTGCCATAGGGGTATCCTCCTTTCAGGGTGGAAGGGGCCGCCCAATGCAGCGGCCCCTCAGTTGATGGATCAGTTTGCGGGGGCGTCGTTGAAGCTGGAGCAGGTCTCGATGCGAACCATGTACTCCTCAACCAGACGCTCCGCCACCTTGATGGCCTTCCAGCCTGCGGTGGCGCGCTGGTTCAGGGGGTCGGCGGTACCGGCAGAGCCCAGCTGCTTCACAATGTGCTCCAGGCCGCCGCCGGTCACCTCAGTGACGCCGTAGGCGTTGTTGCCCAGAATCAGGGTGGAGTACACGTCGCGCTTGTTGGCGGCGGGGGTGGTCACGCCCTGGGAGGTGGTGCCGGTCTCATAGTCCTTGCCCGCCTTCTTCCACAGTTTGGCCTCCGTGGTCTCCACAAAACGGACGCCTTCGATCTTGCCGATCTCGCCCTCGTAGATGCCCTCGGGGTCGCTGTAGGTCTTCACGTTCACCCACTTGGGGTCGCTCATCAGGTCGTGGGCGCAGTCCGGGTGGATAATGCCCACATAGCCGCCGCTGATCCTGGGGGTGTTCATCACCTTCAGGGTGCGCACGGCCTTGCGTACGGCTTCCACGGTCAGGTAGTGGTTCTCACTGTCGGTCTTGCTGCCGCCGCACAGGCTGGCGCGGCTGCTCACCTGGCCTTCGGCGTACTGCACATTGGTGCCGCCGTTCAGAACCTCGCGGGTGATGGTGTCCAGAGTGCGGCCCGCCTGACTGGCCAGGGCGGTGGTGGCCTGCATCAGGTTGTTGTCGATGGCCGTCAGCAGCAGCACGTCAGACAGCTCAATGAAGCCGCCGTACTGCGCCACCGTGGCGGTGATCACGCTCATGGAGAGCTTCTGGCCGTCGGGGGTCACGCCCTCGGTCAGGGCGGTCAGGGCCTTGGCCAGGCTGGAGTACTTGCGGAATTCGATGGTCTTACCGCCATTCTTGGGAATGGGGTGCTTCTGGCCGAACTGGTCGTGCACCAGCTCCGGCTCAGCCAGGGAGATGAGGTAGTTCGAGTAGAACGTTTTCATCTCGTTGGACAGGCCAGCATCGGTGGTCACGTTGGTCTTGGCGTCAAACAGCGCCAGGTTCATGGCTGCGTAGATCACGGCGTTCATGGTCTTCTTCATGGTGTAAAAATCTCCCTTCTGTTGGGAGGGTGGGATCAGAAAGAAATGATCTCCCCTCGTGCAACACGGCGGGCGATCTCCTCAAAGTCTGCCTTGGACAGCTTCGAGGGGTCGTCCTTGACTGTGAATGCACTCTGGGCGTTGGTGCCGTTCTCGGCGGGGCGCGTGCCCCTGGCGCGGACATTGTCCGCCACTGCCTTCTCCGTGTTGGCGGCGGTCACCTGCATGGCGTCCCCCATCAGCTCGTCGAAGTGCATCACCTTGTAGGCGTGCTCCACAGGGGTACCCGCCCGCAGCATGGCGGTAAACTGGGGATTCTGCAGTTCCTGGGCAAAGTTGAAGCCTTTGAACTTCTGGGCCACGACCTGTGCCTCTTGAAACCACTGCTGGGCCTGGCGCTGTACCCGTGCCCGCTCCTGCTGGCCCTCCTGGGCCCGCTGCAGCTCCGCGTTCTCCCGCTGCAGCTTCTGGAACTGCTTGTACTGCTCCACGCTCATGCCCGCCTCTTCGGCGGCTTCGCTCCAATAGGCGCTGTCGTTGTCCAGGGCAGAGGTCAGCTTGCTCAAATCGCCGTCCTCAATGTGATACCGCTGCATCAGCATGTCGATCACGGCCTGCTGGCCCTGCATGCGCTCCTCCATCTCCCGGTTCTCTCCGAACCGGCGGTTGAGCATGCGCTGTGTCTCCTCAGTGTAGATGTCCTTGAACTCGCCGTTTACCATCTCGCGGAAGGCTCTGCGGCGCTCGTCCAGAGTGTCGGAGGTGACCTGCACCCCCTTGCCTTCAGCCCCACCGGCGGCGTGGGACGGTTCCTGTGCGTTCGTCACAGTGCCGGTAGCTGCCGCCCCGTCGCCCTGCTTGCCGAACAGCACGTTGCTGTAGTTGTCGCCCGATTTTCCCCGGCGGGTACTTCCCGGGGTCGCGGCCTGCGCCGCACCCGCTGCGCTGCCATCGCCGGTAGCTGCCGCCCCGGCCCCTTCGCCGTCGAACAGACGAAGGTTCATAGCCTGCAGATCTCTGAACTTCATAGGATAGTTCCTCCTTTTTACCGCGGACTTAAGGGCTCCGTGTGCCCACGCGGGCTTGACGGCCCCGTGTGCCGGCCCTCATGGATCTATACCCCGGGCGATGGGGGAGGGAGCCTGCGCTTCCTCGCCCCGCCGCGCCGTGGTACAGGAGGACAGTACCAGCATACCAGAGGCAAAATAGCGGTTTCACCCCCGGAGCGCATATTTTTTTCAGTTTTCTTCCCGCTCCACGCAGAGGAAATCCGGGGCGTCCGCTTCCAGCCGCAGGAAACCGATCTGCAGCAGGTCGTACACGCCCTGGCACACCAACGGCGCAGAGTTGTGGCCCGCCGCCGGAGTAAAAACGATCTGCACGAAACCAGGTCGGACTTCCAGCTGCTGCGCATCGGCACTGGGGCTATTTTCCACCCATCCTTCCAGGCTGCCCGCCAGACAGCTGATGGCTGCGCACACCTCCGGGCTGCCGGTGGCGTGGCCCTCGCAAGTCAGGGCGTAGCGCCTGCCAGGTTCCTGGGTCAGTCTTACTCTGGTCATGGATCCGTCCTCACTTCGTGTTCATATCGGGACTGCTGCGCTGGGCCAGCCGGGTGCCGTAGTCCGTCATAGGCTGCTGGGCTTTCAGCACGCCGCTTGCAAGGTCGCTCTCCGTGCCTCCACCGCTGCCCCCGGCAGTCTGTGCCCCGCCGCCGGAGCTGCCGCCCTGGGCCGCTGCAGCGGGATCTGCGATGCCCAGCGCCGCCTTCAGCATGGCGTTCTCCTGGGCCAGCTGCTGGCACATAGCAAGCAGGGTCTGCCCCTGCTGCACGTACTCCCGCACCTTGTCAATGCCCTCAAACTCCATCATGTCCAGAGCCCCAAGGCTTTCCTGGGCCCGCTCCGGATTGAAAAAGCCCATGTTGTAAAGATCCTGAGCCCGCTGGTTCTGTTCGGCCCGGCTGAAAGGGTTCTTCTTCTGGGCCTTGATCTTCAAGTCAAAGATGGGCTTGCGGTACAGGGTCTGGCCGTCGCTGCCGATGGCGGCGGGCTGCTCCTGCAGTTGGGAATTGTTGAGGTCAACGAAATCATAGCCGCCGGGCACGTTGGGCCCGGTGATGCGGAAGGAGCGGGTCACGTCATAGAACTGCCGGATCAGCTCCACGCACAGCCCTGTAATGGCCACATGAGCCCGGTAGCTGGCGGCGATCATGTCCCGGCTGGCCTTATTGCCCGCCTCCTGCAAGGCAGCAATGGCCGCCGCAGCCGTCACGCCGGAGCCCACACCGCCGCTGTTCACGTCCCGGTTGGCGGCGGTGTCCTTCATCTCCTCGATCTTCATCTGGGCAACGGTCACATAGATGTCGTCCAGGGGATGGGTTACGATCTCCTTCAGGCGGGCGTCGCTGATCTCGCCCTCCACGTCCACAATAGGCTCATTCCAGTCCATGAACTGCTCCCGGTTGATGTTGGTGGAGGTCGAGCAGAAGAACCGCTTCTTGGTGGTCATCATGGCATTTTCCAGGATATTGCCGCTGAGCTTGTCGATGTACAGCTGCGGATCCTTGCAGATCGCCACGTAGCCAAAGCCGATGGGCGTGCCCTTCTCCGGGAACATCACGTCCAGGACGACCGGATATTGTCCGTGGTCGTAGAAGCCCCGCTCCCGGTAGGCGGGGTCGTTCTCACTGGCGTAGAGCAGCTGGTCGCCCACGAACTTCACGTAGTGCAGCAGCGTCTTCCCGCTGGGGCTCTTGACCTTGTAGTACCAGTCAACCACCACGCTCTTTCCGCTGGTGTCAACGGTGTCGTCGTAGATATACTGCTTCACATCAATGGCGTTGCCTTTCAGCTTGCCCTTCAGCTCCGGGTGTTGCTGCTCCAGCAGATCCTCGTCCACCAGGTCGATCACAAACAGGTTCCGGCTTTTCTGAATATCCGTGATCCCCGGCTCCCAGAACAGTTTCAGCAGGTCGATCTGCTGAATAGCCACATCGCCCAGGCCGTTTTCCTTGCTGGGATCCCAGAACACGCCGTAGGCCGCCGTGCCGTGCTTCAGCTTCTCCCACCAGTTGTCACTATAGGTCTGCTCATAGTCGTTGTACTCCAGAATCACCGGCAGGACAGAGGAGAGGGTCTTGGCGCTGTCCTCGTCGCTGCGCTCCCTGGGCAGCACCACCGGCTCCGGGTAATTGTCCATTGCGTCGGCGTGCTTATTGAGAATGCTGTTGAACAGCCATGCGGAGGAGGGTTCCGGCGTCCTGGGGCCGTCCGGCAGGGGATTGCCCTGGGCGTCCGTCTTGGTGGCGCTCACGCCGCCCTGGCGGCCCCGGATCGCCTCCCAGTGCCGCAGCTCCCACCACAGCTCATCGTCCACAATGCGGGTCTCCAGGTTTGCCTTGCCCTGCTTGTACTTGGCCAGCAGCTCCGTCGCCCGCTTGATGTCCTCCTGGCCGATGGTCTTCTGGGTGCTGTCCCGGTTCAGCAGCATGGCTGCCATCTCCGGCTGCATATTGGGGTCGCCCTGTACGCCGGGCACACCGGCAGAGGGCTGCTGCCGGTTGGCCGTGCCTGGCTGCACCGGCTGCTTTCTAAAAAAGATTGCCATAGTTTTCCACACTCCTTGTCAGTATTTCCGGAAGAAATCGTAGCGGTCGTAGCCGCTGTTGCTGCCTGCTGCCAGATCCAGCGGATCGTAGGGCTTCTCGGTCTGGACGGGCCGCAGCCTGGGGGCGATCGGATTCTTCATGCACACATACCGCAGCTCGTCGTAGATGTGATCCTCGCCATCGGTGTCGATGTCCTCCACGTTGCTTTCGTCGTAAACCAGGTTGGGCACCGTGCGGATGAAGTGCTTGCAGGTGTCGAACACGTACAGCATAGGAACGCCGTCGGCGTCAAAGGCCAGCCGGTGGTGGATCTGCATCTTGCCGTCGATCCGGGCGTGGTCGCCCTTCTCGAAGTACACCCGCTGCCGCTCCATCAGAGCGCCGATGCTCTCTGTGCCGTCGCTGCCCCAGATGGCCGGGTCTCCCACCCGGTGGATCTGGCGGTCCTTCAGATTGGGGTCTTCCGCTTCGATCTCCCGGATCTTCCGGGCCACCTCCGTGGGTTCCAGCTTCACACCGGTGTTGGGTACGCCGGTGCAGCCGTAGTACTCCCGGATCCGATACATGCGCCGCTCCCGGTCAACGGCGTACCAGCCCACACTGAATGGCTTGGAGTAGCCCCAGTCCAGGCCGCACCAGATGGCCCAGGTCTCCGGCACCCGGAAGGGGCGGATCACATGGGTAAAGCAGCGGTCGTCGTAGTGGCTGCTGTCGTTGCGCCATTCGGTGAACACCTGGCCGCTGAAGGTGTTCCAGTCACCGTAGAGCAGGGCGTTCTTCTCTGCCTCCGGCATGGAGGCCAGCCGCTGCACATACTGCGGATCGTTCCGCAGCAGGGCGGGGTTGTCAAATACGCTGCTGGGTACGAAGATCCGGCTCTGTCTGGCCCTGTGCTCTGCTCCGGCCTGATCCCGCCACGTCACGTCTTCCCAGATCGTGTGCATGGGCGGGGCTGCCGTGATAAACCGCTCCTTCACCCAACCGTGGCCCACGCCGCCGGGGTTGGCCGTGGCCCGGATATAGACCCGGGTGCCCGGGCCGTTGGGCCGGTTCCGGGAGAACAGGTAGTTGTACTCCTCGAACAGGAAGTGGGTCAGCTCGTCAAAGCCGATGAAATCGTAGGCCTGGCCCTGGTACTTCACCTTGTCCTTGGTGTACTGCATGGCTCCGAACAGGATCTTGGCCCCGCTGGGGAATGTCCAGGTGTGGTTCCCGGCGTTGTATTTGGCCTTGGGGAACACCCTGGGATAGTAGTTCAGGGTCTTGTCGATCAGCTCCGCCAGCTGCGGGAAGGTCTTTCGCAGGATCAGGCCCTTGTAGTACGGGATATGCACTTGCCGCAGCGCCTCGATCACAAGGGCGTCGCTTTTGCCGCCTCCGGCAGCGCCGCCATACAGGGCCTCGTACTCTGGCCGGGCCATGAATACCGCCTGTCGGGGCTGCGGCTGCCACACGACGTTATGTCCCATCTTCCTGCTTCACCTCCGGCAGCAGTACCACGCCCTGCTCCTTCCCGGCGTCGTCCCGCTTTTCCTCCTGAGCCCAGCGGAAGTTGTACTTCAGGTTGAACTCTGCTCCTCTCTGACCGTCCTTGTCGTAAAGCCGCTCCTCGGCGTAGGCCTCGATCCGCAGCTTCGCGCACGTAACCGTGTCAGAAAACTTATCTCTGCCGCCATAATCCAGCAAGCTCTGCCTGCTCTTGAAGCCCAGCGCCAGGGCAAGCCCAGTCACCGTTGGCGGATGCCGCCCCACCAGGATCACCTCACCAGCCTTATCCGTCAGAGGGGAGCCGTCCGGCATGATGTACGGTGTCCCATCGCAGTCCCGGAAATACTGTTCGATCTTTTCCTGCAGTTCCTCCGCACTCTTGAATTTCGGCGGTCTGCCGCCTGCCTTTGCCATTGCTTCCGGCCCCTCCTTTCCCGTGGTGTTCTTTTCCCAGCATAACAGGGGCGCATGTGGAAATTCACCCCCTGGAATAGAGAAAACTCTCTGTACCCTGTGGCCCCACACCCCCACCAGAGAAAAGAAAACAAGAAAAGAAAAGAGAGGGCCCCCTCTCCCCGCCGGATAGAGGGCAATGCCCTGGGCACGTAAAACCATGCCCAGGGTGAGAGATCCTGCCCCTATTTTGTTTTCCTGGGGTCGAGCCGGTGACCGATCTGTACCACGCCTTTCACATCTCCCGGATCGTAATGCCGTGTACCTGCAGCATCAGCTTCCGCTTCACGGTGAACAGGCGGTAGGCGGCGCTCTTGGGGTCGCTGTAGCCCTTCACGTCCTCCACCACCACGTGGCACCCGTCCCGATACACGAAGTCCGCAATGTACTTGCAAGGCTGCTCCCGCTTGCCGTCGGCCCGGGTCTGAGCGGGGATCAGCAGATATTCCACCTGGCAGCGCAGCCCAGAGATCTCCCCGGCACGCTGCAGCAGATCCAGCTCCCGGAAGCGGGCGGCCTCCTTCTCGCTGGCAAAGTGCCGCACCGTGCCGTCCTGCATCACTACGTCCGTCGGCTTGGCGTGGTACTTGTTGCCCTTCCTGGTCTTACTCTCCCGGGCCCGCATGGCCCGCTCCACCTGCCGTCTGGCCTTCGGCCCCATGCGCTGCAGGTCTTTACTCGTCAGTGCCATGTCCACCCTCGCTCTCCGGCGTCTCTCTGGGGATCACGCCGATCACATACATGCCGCTGTCCTCGTCCTTCCGGCTCTTCACCTCGTAGGCCCCCAGAGCCGTCTTGAAGGCACTCACGGGGAACTGGAAGCGATAGCCCAGAAGCTCCTCGCCCTCCCGCTCCTGATCGCCGTATCGCTCAGCCAGTGCCGCCAGAATGCTGTCCATCGCAAAATTCAGCTCCCGGTTGGCCTCCTGCAGCCCGCCGATCAGCTCCCGCTGCTTGCTGCAGATCTCATGCAGCTTGGTGTTCTGGGCCTGAAGGCCCCGGATCCTGTCAACGTTTCTCACAGTCTTTCTCGTCCTTTCGTTCGTAATACCGCAGCATGGAGGCGGCGATGGTGCATTGACGCCAGCCGTTGGCCCCGCAGGCGCAGTAGGCGTCCATGTACTCCACAGCCGTCTCCGTGTCCGGAAAGACCAGTGTCCCGCCGCCCTCGCAGCTTACCCGCAGCTTGTCGCTCCAGGCGTAGAACGGGCACGACCACGCCTTGTGCCAGTAGTCAGCCATACCGCCGTTTCCCTCCCTCTGCCGCCAACTCACAGCCGGTCTGCGCTGCGGTCGTCGTCATAGTCCTCTGCCTGTGCCAGGGTGCTGATACCCCGCTGCCGCAGCCTGGCCAAAACGCCGGTGATGTACCGCCAGTCTCCGGCCTTTCCGGCGTTGGCCGCCGTCTCGAAGGCGTACATCAGCAGCCGTTTGTTCTCCTCCGGCAGCGTCATGGCCCATTGGCCGGTGTGCTCGTCCCTGCGGCTGTCGTACAGAGCCAGGAACACCTGACTGCGGTCGTTCTCTGTGGCAGGGCGGGTGGTGAACCGGGCAAAGATGGCGTCGGTGATGGCGGCCACCTCCGACCGGATCTCCGGCGTCATGCCGAAGTACTCGTCCGGGTCGCTGTTGCGGTCAATGCAAAAATCGGCCACGCTGTCCTGCGCCCGCGCGCCCGTGTCACCACCACCACCAGAAAATAATTGGTCTGGTTTGGTATGGTTAGGTACGGTAGGAGCGTTACACGGCGTATCTGTAACGTTACATGTAACGCCGTCTGTAACGTTACAGCCCCCTGATTTTTTGTTACGGTAACGGTTCACTCGCTCCCGCGTTTTCTGCTTCCGGCTCTCCTCCTGGTCGATCAGAAGCACGGCGTATTCCTCCCAGTCGTGCAGACGCATATCCTCGTCCAGCCAGCCGGTTTTGATCAGGGCCTGCACCAGCGTCTCCGGCTTCTTCTTCCATTGGCAGGCGTTGGCGATGGTACGAGGACTGCACTCGCTCAGATCGCCGTCGTAGGCGTTCTGAATGGCCCACGTCCACAGGCCTACCAGAATACCCACGGCAACCATATTGGGATCAACGGCGGCGCTGCTGAGTTTCAGTTCCTCCGCCAGGCGGGAGGTCTTTCTGTGCTGTGGAAGGTTGCTGTAAACCTGTATCCACGGGATCATGGGCGTTTCCTCCTTACTCCTGGTGTTGGTGCAGGAACAGTACCTTGCTCCTGCCTTCCCGGGCGTTCTCACTGATCCATGCCTCCGCCTGCTCTCTGGAGAGGTGGCTTTCCATCGCCCGGGATTCGTAGGCGTAGCCTCCGGCCTCCAGCTTCCGCTGCATGCGCTCCTGGATCTCTTCCTCGCCGTAGTTGGCTTCAATCAGGTAAAGATCGTAGTCCCGGGCCTCCACGTCCTCCAGACTGCCGCAGTCCGTGGCGTAGAACACAGCCTCGCTCTGGTTGCCGCGCCAGCCGTAAATGTGCCAGGCGCAGTTGGGAACGTCGTGGGGGATCGGGGTCATGGCGAACTGAACGGGGCCGTAGCTGCCGCCCGGCATCCGCCCGTAAGAGAGAGTGTAGGCGGGGCTGGCCACGTCGATCACATTCTCATAGATCCCAATGCTGCTCAGCGCCTGGTGCAGCCAGGGCGGGCAGAGGAAGCGCAGGGAAGGGCGGAGGAGGGCCAGACGCTTGATGGTCTCCGGGTTAAAGTGGTCGCCGTGAATATGGGTCAGCGCCACCAGCCCCAGCCCTTTGTAGACGTCCTCCAGTGCCCGGAAGGGCACGCCGCAGTCGATCAGGATATTCCCATCCAGAACCACGGCGTTGCCCTTCGATCCGGTTGCGATCACATTACAGGTCACTCATGCTCACCTGCTTCAGGGCGCTGTCGGCAGCGCCGTTGTCCGGCGTTTCGGCAGCCTCGGCGGCGCCGTTGTCCTGCACCTCGCCGGTCTTCTCGTCCACGGTGGGCAGCTCAAAGTACTGGTCCCGGCTGGCCCGCCCCTCCTTCAGGGCGGTGTACACGCCCCGCAGCTTCACAATGCTCTGGCTGGTGAAGGCCTCCGCCTTGCAGCCGATGTACTTCTCCAGACTCTCCAGCGGCACGCCGAAGTCCTCCTGGAAGGCCTGGGCCATCTTCCGCACCCGGTCGATCAGAGGCTCCCCGCCGCCCAGCAGCGTCTTTTCGCAGGCGGCGACGGCGGCGTCCACCACGTCCCCGGGAATGATCCCCAGGATACAGGCACGCATACGCCGGGCTCCCTGGTTGGCCACCATCTCATAGATGTCTCGGGGATCCGTCAGGGCCTTGGCCCCGTGCTTGGTCTGCCGGATATGGGGCACGGTGAAGATCTTGGTCTGCCGGGTGTTGGTCTCCAGATCCCAGCAGTAAGCCATCACCGTGCTTGCACCGTTCTTCTGCTCAAGCTCCGTAATGCCGAAGTCCAGGTTACCCCAGTTCTGGGCCATTACCTCCGCCAGGCGGATCGAGGGGCCGGTGACGTTCTCGCCGCCCCGGGGATACTCATACACCGCCCGCTCCGCCAGGCTCTTACGCTTGCAAGCGTTCAGGATCCGGTTGTGGCTCATCACCTCGTCCCGGGGGAACCGCTTGGCCACGATCATGGCCGCCTGCACCTCCTGGGCCTGCCGGGAGATCATCATTTCCGCGTTCACGGTCTTGGGGGCCATGCCCTCATTCTGATTGTAGATCTGCATGTCGTTCATGTTCATGTCCTCCTTATTTGTACTGGTAGCCATTGCTGTCCAGGAAATTCTTCAGCAGCTTCAGCCGATCCCGGGTGTCCGTCACGGTGAAGGTGCAGGTCAGGCGCTCCACGGCGGCTTTCTGCACCCGCTTGGGAACCGGCGTCACCTCTGCCGGTTCCGGCCCAGGCGCAACCCGGATGCAGGCTGCCTCCGCTTCGGCCTTCCGCTGCCGCTCTGCCTCCAGCTTCTGGTGGCGCTCCGTCACCAGCCGGATCGCAAAGGTCAGATCCAGGCACTTTTTGTACTCCACGGCGATCTCGTCCCCGTGCTCCATGCCATCAATGGTGGCCATCGCCTGGGCGCAGCCCTCCACCATGACGCGCAGCTGATCCATCAGCTTCTTGGGGGTCTTGGCCCGGGCTGATGCCATATCCACCCTCACCCCCGTCTGGGCGAAGGTCAGGAAGTCCACATGGTTCACGGCGCACAGCTCCTGGAAGTAAGCCTCCAGCTGCTTCTCGCAGCGGCCTTTGATCTCCCGCTCCGTGGCGTCGATCTTGCCTTTCAGGTCTGCGTCCGCCCGGTGGAAGGGCTCCGTCACGCACTCCCGGTAAACCTCCTCAAAGCTGTCGTAAGGGGCCATGATGGCAGCCTTCACCGCCTTGCGCTGGTTCTCAAACTCTGTGAAGTCCCGGTTCAGCTCCGCCCGGACGGTCTTCACCGCCGTCAGGGTTTCGTCGCTGACCACCAGGCTCATGGCCTCCGCCACCCGGTGTTCCGTAGCCTCCTTCAGATCCCGCAGCCGCTCCTCAATGACGGGAAGCTGGATCAGCCGGATCAATCCGCTGTCCTGGGCCGTCTCCTGGCAGTCGCAGTGCTCCCCGGCGTCCAGGGCCGCCCCGCAGTTCTCACATGTTTTCGGTGCTGTCATATTGTCGTCCTCCTAATACCGTTCTTACTCACACCGCCAGATGGCGGTATTCCCATGCGTCCAGCGTGTCCACGCAGTTCTCGCAGCCCACGATTTCCCCCGTCCGGTCGCGGTAGAGGTGTTCGCACTCTTCTCCGCACCAGGGGCAGCAAGGCTGGGGCTTTGGTTCCGGCGGCTCCAGGGGCCGCTCGGGCAGATCAAAGTCACGCATCATGCCTGCTCACCTCGATTTCCCGCCCGCAGGCGGGGCAGAAGCGCCAGCCGTTTTCCGTCGGGCCGTCCGCCTCAAAATCTTCGATGTACCCGCACTTGCCGCATGTCCAGGCGTCGTGCTCCTCGTCCACGCAGGTGTAGACCGTCTTCTCGTTTTCCATGTCCTTGTCCTCCTTCATACGCTGCGGCCCGCCGCCTTCAGCAGGTCGCGCATGGGCTTGCGCCGTTTCAGAATGGCCGTCGCCCGTCTGGTGTCCTGTAAATACTGGTGGTGGATCTCATCCAGATCCCGGCTCTGGTAGTAGCCCCGCCCGTTGCACTCGCAGATGATGATCAGCCCCTCTGCCCGGGCTTCCTCAATGGCCCGGCGGGTCTGCCGGTCGCTGAGCCCCAGCTTCCGGGCCAGAGCGCCCCGCCCAATGGCGTTGCGCCGTCCGAAGGGGATCACACCCCGCAGCTTGGCCGTGGTGGGCGTCACGCCCTCCCGTGCCGGTTCGCTCTCGGGGATAAGCGCCAGGTCGTCGTTGGTGAAAAGCTCCGTCCTGGGCGCTTGCAAGACGGTTTCCAGGGCCCGCAGGATCTCTGCCGTCGGCAGGCATACACCCCGCTCAAACCGGCTCACCATGCCCACGTCCATACGGGGGTCAACGGCCTTCAGCTGCTGGCTCACCTCCGGCTGGCTCATCCCCAGTGACAGCCTTCGTTCTTGCAGTCGGTTCATGTCTCACCCTCCCCGGCAGCCTTCTTCAGGCCGTCCATCAGAAAGCCCATCTGCTCCGGAGGAAGATCCGTGAAGTCCTCGTCGGATACACCGGCAATCAGGATCGGCCCCACGAAGTCCACACCCAGAAACTTCACATTGTGCGGCATGCCGAGCAGCCGCCCTTCCTCGTTGCAGATAATCACTGCGTCCGTGGCGATGGTCACCGTCTCAATGTATCCGCCGACGGTGGCCTGCAGCTCTTCCAGCGTGTTGGGGATGTCCCGCGGCTCCGGCGCACAGCCGGGTGCTTTGTAGATTACCTTCATAGCGTCCTCCTAATAGATAAAGTAACTCCGTCAAACTGCCTCATGTGAAGATCCATTTCACTCCACCTCCGCAAGCCAAAATTTCCGGCGACAGTTATCGCACTCAGCGTAAGGCAATTTGCACCGTCCCATTTCGTCCTTATGCATGGGAGAAAATGTATCCGGGCATATCGTTAGGACACCGTCTTTCGCGAGCGCCGCCTCCGGAAACAGCTCAAGGAACACGCTCTGGCGGGTTTTGGCGGGGTGTTCAGTGTCACCTCCGTCCATCTTGGCCCCGCAGTTTGGGCAGTAGTCCGATAGCAATTCCAAGCCATTTACAAGCACTTGTGCCGCATCGTGGCAAACAGAGCACTCGTGCCTATCCGGCGATGGAACACAGTTCCCTGCTTCCTCCCACGAAATCCACTGCCCATGCACCACCGGGATCCAGCGGGGCACCTGCCCCCGCAGCTTTTCGATCTCTTTCTGGAGCGCCAGAATATGCGTATTCATGTTGTCGATCTGGTCCGCAGCGGCAAAGCCAACAGCGTCAACATCGCAGGAAGACCAATCCGTCACCCCGACTTCATTTGCCAAGTCTTCCGGGACCGGCTCGGTTTTGTAAAACGGGCATTTCTTGCAGTCGCCCTTAGGCCCGCCAGGTGATGAAATGCACCGCAGCGCATTTGCGAGGTCTTGATCTTCCGCCCGGCCCGAAATCAGTGCCTCCGTCAGCTGCAGCAGATTCTCAACGGTGTCCTCGTAGGCCTCCTGTAGCCGATCAACACAGTCCTCCGCGTTCTCGTTGCCGTATGGGCAGTTCCAGTGTTCCGCACTGCTGCATACCCGCTTGCCGCAGGCATCCACCAGCTCCACGGTCTGCCGTGCGTCCTTCAGCTTGTCCAACAGTTCTGCAATACTTGCCATGCTCAGCCCTCCTTATACGGGCTTTCCAGGGACCAGTCCCAGGTCCGCCCGCCCTTCCATTCCGTGGTGAAATAGTTGTGTACGCCGTTGCCGTTGAAGTACAGGTACTCCTTCGGCAGCACCCGGCCCACGCTGCCTACGCAGCTGTGCTCCATACTCCAGCGAATCAGCACGTCTTGTACCAGCGCCAGAATGTCTGCGTCCACCGGGTTTCCGGGATCGTAGCCGCAGAACTGGAAGGGGGCCGTGGCCACTTCCACAATGTCGCCCTGGCCGTCGTCTACCCGGTTCATCACGCACCACACAACGGCGGCCTGCTCCGTGGCAGAGCAGCCCCGGGCCTCGCCCCATACCAGTTTTGCCAGAATCTCCTGGGGATCCGGCTCGTGATAGATCACCGGCTCTGCCGCCGGGGTCTCCCGGGGTGTTGTGAGTGTGCTCACCGTCGGCTCCGGCTCTGCCGTGGCCTCTGGCCCCTCCGGTGCTGCGCTGGTCAGTAAGCGGCCCAGCAGCAGAAACAGCAGAAGCAGAAACAACGCGAAGAATATACGCCTCGTTCTCCGACAGTTTTTTTGCCTCCGCCGGACGCGCTTGCCTCCTCCCGTCATGTGATGCGCCTCCGTTTTCCGCAGTGGCGCACATTGGCCTGCACCGCCCGCTGCCCCAGATCCGGGTCGTATGCCCGGCGCTGGTTCTTGTCCAGCTGGCCGGTTCGGCCCCGTTTCAGCTCGTCATAGACGGTGGTGGAGCTGCAGCCCAGCTTCATGGCGATCTCGGCCACACTCTTCTCGTCTGCATACATCTTCGCCAGCGTCCGGCGGTCGCTTAACGTCAACCGTGCCATCTCAGGTATCCTCCTCTCTGTGTTTTGCCCGGAAGGCGGCGGCTGTACCATCGTCGCCAATAGATCTGTAATTGACCGCCAGCCGGGCTCTGAAATGGATTGCCGACGCCTCGCAGTAATTGAGCTCACGG